TACTTGGATTTTGTAAGTTCACCAACCGGCATTTTTCCACCAGTCTCACTCAGCAAGGTATCATAGTCATTGACAATCTTGTCAAATCTTTTTTGATCCTTGATGGGCTCCAGTGACGGTTCAAGTTTTTTGAAATAATCGAAATTAAGGGCTCTTTCCGTTCCTTTTTCCAAGGATGCAATGCCTTCTTTTTGGATTTTATTTTTTAATAACTTTTGAAATAATTTTTCTATTCCTTTCTTGGCGGCTCTTTGAGCTACTTTTCCTACAACTTGTCCTACAACCATCTTACTGCGTGTGTGGTAGAGGTACTGTTACTTCTAGTCCTGGTTCCTTGGTTCGCGCCATTCGCATGATGCGGTCTTCATAAGGTTGAGCGTATTCTGAAGCGACCGCCATGCCCCAATCATCATCTTTAAGGGCCTTGGCCCCTTCTATTGCCAGCCTGGTGCCGCCAATTCCAATTCCAAGATCCCTAACATTTTTAAATAATGCTCTTTCCGGGACACTTGTGTGAGGGTATACATCAAATTTTTTAGACCATCGTTTAGGATTGACTGCATGCCTTATTGGGCGTCCTATTGTTTGTGCTAATATCTTTCCAAAATCTTTTGTTCCTTGCCACCATTTTCCAATTCTAGTTCCTGGCAACCCCACGGCTGTCCCCGCATCCTTAGCTTGTTTTAATTTATATGCAAGATTCATTTTAGCGAGATCACTAAAATATTTCAATTGCGGAAAATATCGCTTGGCAATTTCCATTCCCTTCGGAAGCATTGTGAGTCCTTTGTAAGCCCCAAGCATCGGAATTATTCCCGCTGCATGTGATAATTTATCAAGGTGACGCAACGCGCCGAAATCGCCTTCTGTGAACCCTTCCCTGTAATCTTGCTTCCAGTCCTCATAGGCAGGAATTCCAAGTATGTCCTTTGAAATGTCATGGCCAGTCGCCCATTCAAGCGGACCTAGTGTATAATCCGCGCCGTGGCTGATTGTGCCTTTCAAAAGATTCTCTAAAATGTCAGAAGCGTCGCTCCATTCTATTTGCTTTTCTGATGGGTATTCCATTAGTAATAAACCCTCCCCGCGGTTTCTACTTTTTCATCGTCCTTAAAATCATCCCGCAGCGTCACGTGGTATCCTTGCCTGTAGCGCATCAGCGCCTGCGTGGTCGAATCCACATAATCGTCATGGTCGCCGAACGGAAATGCCGCGCATTCCTCAATCACTTCCTCGGCGAATTTTTTAGTGGGCGCCCATATAGCTCCTGATTCAAACAAAGGAGCCACGCTGTTTACCCTCGCGTGTTTATCATTACCTCTCGAGGGTGTGTAATTTATAACAGGTATTCCCATCTTTTGCAACTCATGAGTTAACGGAAGTCCACTCGCCTTCGCCTCTATGAGAACCATCTCCGGCTCCCAGTACTTGTACTCCTCCATTGCAACCTTTTTCAGCTCCGGAAAGTTCCACCTGTCCTTCTTGGCGTCAAGAAGAATGAGGGACGGCTTGCTGTCGTCGTCAGGGTGGAAAACGCCCCACGTCGTGATCGCGGAAAAGTCAGCCGTCTCCTTTTTCGAGAACGCCGTGTCATAGGACTGTATGATGAACTCCAGTTCAGGAATCTTTTCCTTCTCCCACTTCTGCCACCATTCACGCTTTATGAGCGCACCCTCCTCGGAGGTTGGCGCCTGCATCCATTGTGCCTGCCACTTGGCTAGCGGAATGGACGCCTTGACCTTCATTAGTCCAGGCAGGTCCCAAAAGTTCCCCCACATCGGCTTGTCGTTGATGATGGCGGGAAATTCGACCACTTCCCATTGATCCGTCAGTTCATCCTTGGCTTGGGCCTCGAGCAACTTGCCAGTGAGATCTTTCACTGACCAACGCGTCATGACCAACACAATCGCGCCACCCGGTTGGAGACGCTGTCTTGGCCCTGAAGTGTACCACTCGTAGTGTCCTTCTAATACAGACGGGGAAAGAGCGTCCTGCTCACTATGTGGATCATCAATGACAAGTAAGTCAGCGCCACGGCCAGTAATAGCGCCACCGACGCCAGCAGCAAAATACTCACCACCATGATTAGACTCCCAACGTCCTGCAGCTTTCGAATCAGTCGCAAGGGTAACATTAGGAAATACTTTCGCATATTCTTCAGATTCCAGCAGATTCTTTGTTTTTCGTCCAAAACGGATGGACAATTCACCCGTATGGGTCGTTTGTATCAATTTTGCCTTCGGATGTCTACCCATAAAGAATGCAGGGAACAAATGCGACGCAAATTCGGATTTTGTGTGTCTTGGAGGCATATTCACGATTAAACGCTTCAATTCGCCGTTCGCGACGCGATTCAACTTCTCAGCATAAACCTTGTGGTGATGTCCTTGGACAAAATCAGGCCAAACCATCTTAACAAAGCTTAAAAAGTCCTTTTGCCCCTTTTCTTGCTTTTCAACAAGCGCTTTTCGCAAAATAAGCTTCAAAGTATTCGTATCCAAGCTTTCTAGATTCGAAATCGTTTCCATTTTTTAAAAATTTTTTTAGAATGGGAATCATAACGTTTTTTGGGGTAATTGTCACTCTCAAACTGTCTTCGCCTATTTTTAAAGCATGCTTATCGAAAAAGGGGGGGATGGGGGTCGATATGAGGAGTATTGGGACACAGAGCTGGCGCTCCACTATGCGCGAGCGAGGATCCCGGGCGCCGCATGTAGTAGTGTTGCAAAAATACAACACAACATCTAGTATGTCCCGGGCCGCTGCATATAGTAGGTGGACCCAGGCACAACCACTACATCTAGGTCAACACATTTATTTGCATCTTATCCACATTATCCACACACTTATTTCACCTATCCACATTAATAAATGCTATAAGATAACTAGAAATAGAAAGGGTCTATTATGACAAAACAAGAATTTAAGAATACTGTTAAAGGTATATTCTCAGTTCGTTGGATTAAGAACGATGGAACTGAAGGTTATATTCATAGAGGTATTTTAGGATTAAATAAAAAGGTTGATGGTCAACCTAATGAGCATAGTGATTATGTATTAGTTTATAAAATAGGTAATGGCTATGGAACTAGGCGTAGATGGGGTAATGTTAACCCTAATACTATCATTCAAATTAATGGTGTTGCAGTATGACTAAAAAGAACGATTTAGTTACACTTAACAATGTTGATATTTCTCCACTAGTTCGTGAACTAGTGGAGTACTCTAAATCAAAAAATTCAATTGGTGATTTAGAGGATTTAGTAAGTAAAGTTCCAATGGGGAATAGTCCAGATTGGAAATTAATTAGTGGTGTATTGTGCAATTCAATAGTTGAATGGGCATCACAAAATAAAGAGGGGAAAGAATTAATACAGCACTTACAAAGTGATATTGGCTACTTGCTAAAAAGAATGGGTTTAACCCAATAATCTAATAGACCCCAAAACATTGGGTTGAATGAGAGGCGAAGGAAACTTCGCCTCTTTTTTTATGCCTAAATTCCAGCATCTCCGAAGTCCTGCTCCTGCGTCCCGGGCTGGACATCATCAATGATAAAATGGCGGAAAAGCAAGGAGTTTGGAACTGGAGTTTCCCGGGCAGCACCGGGTCAACCTGGGCTGTGGATAACTCTGTGGATAACGTGGATAAATGGAGTTTGGAGTTTGGAGTTTAACGAAGAGGACTTACAGATATGACTACCATGCCTCTTCTATTGGGTGGGATATCACTAGGTAAACCGTTTTAACACCCAAGTTCATTTGCTCGTGGGGAGATAGGACTAGCCGTCGCCCACTTTAGAAACTGAATGGTCGGCGTTGACCGATTGCTGCATTCTATTTCTAATTACCTTATAACACGAATCCAAAGCGAAATCAATGGCTAATTCAGAAACTTGGGGATAAACTTCAGGAAGAAACCCCGGGCGCGCCCGGTGCCCGCCAGCTCTGGACCAAGGCCCAAGCCACATCAGTCGTGGAGTTTCGGAGTTTGGAGTTAGTGAAACAGTACATACGCAATGTAAACCACCAAAGCCAACTTCAGGGGAACTATAATCATCAAATAATCCATCTTTTCCTTTCTAATTCTTGCGGCATGCTGCTGCCCGGTCCATGGAGGAAGCCACCTGCTTCCTGGATCCTGCATTCTTCCCAGATTTCCGGGAGTTTAGGAGGTTCACCCTGTAATATAATCCTTCACCAGGCGTCTGTCAAGAGCCCGGGCGAAATAAATGTCGCAGACTTCTGCCATTCTCCGTGCGGCGTAAACAGGATCGCGCGCCGGGCGCTGGAAGACTGACCCTGAAGCTCGACCCTCAAAAAATGGCGGAGTTACGGGAGTTTCGGAGTTTCAACTTGACAGCTCCAGCTGCCCGGATCCCGGGCGCCTGGAGAGTTATCCACAGCTTATCCCCAGCGACATTAAGTCGCTGGAGTTTGGAGTTTGTGTCTAATGCTCTTGTGGGGCAAATATGTCTTTTATCCCCTGTGCAAATCCTTTCTCTTGCTCTTCAGCCATTACTTCAGCTCGTTTCGCATTGCGTGTCATGACAGGAACAACCCCGTCATAATGGTCTGCAATCCGTTTTAATGTTTCGCCATTCTCTTCAATGGCGTCAGCCACTCTGTTGAGGGCTTGTGCGATTGTGTCGTCTACTACCATAATAACCTTTCTACTTTCTGAGTCTGTTATGAATCACTTCAAAGGGACTCAATCTACTGTCTCTTTTTATATGTGCTACAGCTACACATAATAGTATTATACCACGACCTTATCCACAAAGCAAGAACTCATTTCAACTATTTTCCATGGAGGAAGACGCCGGGATCCCGGCCACTGGAGCCGCGCTTCCAGCTGCGCCGCAGAAAGTATAGGTATTCTGGGGAGTTTGGGGAGTTTCATCACCTGCTTCCTGGCGAAGGCCGCTGCATCCTGAACCCGGGCTCACGGAGAAATGGCGGATTTGTTAGGTTTTATGGGGAGTTTGGGAGTTTGCGCGGCGCGCCGGGCGCCCGGTGCCCAGCTGGGACTTATCCACAGGTTGTTAACAAGATAATTACATATGGGGAGTTTGGGAGTTTGAAAGCACTTGACACAGGTCTAGGTCCTCGATGCGCCCCTCGTATAACCCGGGCACTTGGTCCAGGGTCTTTTGGCCTAGGTCCTCGGCCCATGAGCCGTGAAACAATTTGACCTTGTTGTCCTCGAGCCCCCCAACCAGGATATAAACTGGCGCACTTGCGTTCGCGTGACGCAAATTCCATGCCTTTTGGAAGGGTGAAATGATACACTTTTTGTTACAGTGTATTACCTTCAGCTCAAGCGTGAAGAATCCTGTAACATTGTGAAATATTAAGCAATCAGGGAATCCTGGAGTGACGTAGCTTTCAAGGCGTGAAACAATGTAGCCATCACCACTTTTCAAGCATTTCTTTAAACTTTTCCAAAGCCTGGTTTCCGGCTTTACGGTCATACTTCGTCTTGTCTTTTACTATCTTCTGCTTGTACTGGGGTGATGTCCTTAAGTCCTTCGCTATCGGATTTCTCTTCTTGAATATCAAGGACCACTCCTTCTTTTTCTTTTCTGAATTTTCCATCTAATCCTAATTCCTTTAATGATTTTAAAACCTCATCACGTGACATAGAGTCGATACTTCCTGTCCTGATTTCTTTACGGTCAATGTACAGTCCGGCCGCCTGTCCACGCAGGCGCTCAGCATTAACAGCAGCGCTAAAAGACTTTTCCACCAATGACTTCTCACGAAGCCTGGCCAATTCCTGCACGTGCTTCTGTAGTTTAACTTCATGCGTCTTCTCCAATTCAGCTCTTCGTTTAAGTACAGCATCCACCACCTTGGGGAATCTTTTACCATTCAGTAATTCAGACGCTGTAATATTAGCGCGTTCCTCCTTGTAGCCGGCCTGCCTCGCGCATTCCGTCGGAGTCAAACGCCCTTCATTCTCCGCATATATCTTAACGAATACTCGCTGCTTATCAGTGAGTCCGTCACTCCTGATTGGGTGCTTTAAAGCCCCTCCACTCTGCCTTGTTTTTGCCACAATGGTGGCACCACTAGTGGCACCTCTCAGCCTTTCATCTACCATCGAATTCCCCGCTCTATAGTTGAGTTTTTGCTCATTTGTTTTATCATGTGTAACAAAAGTTGCTTGCGTCGTTTAGAGTAGTGCCACCCTAGTGCCACCATATAAACCATTGATATATATAAGTTAATCAGGATTTGTGGCACCGTGGCACCATATCCCGGTCTTTTTAAAAATAAAAAAAACATTTTAGCAAAATCTCCACTATAGGTGCCACATTATAGGATGAAAAGTGACCGATTTGCGCCATTCCGTTTTCCTA